CCAGGTGGCGACGTGAACATGACCTTGGCTAGGTCGTTGACGGCGCGAAGTTGCTCACCGCCTTTCTTGCCAAACAGGTAGTCAAGCTTGCCTTCGCTGTCTAAGCGCTTGATGGCCTTGTCAAGGCCAGATGCAGAGATGACTTCATTACCAGCTGAGTCACGGGCCACGTTCTTGGTGGCCGAGTCGCGGATGTCACGGAGAGCAGCACCTTGGATCTCCTTCCAAGCTTGCTTACCATCTTCGCCACCAGTCTGAAGCACTTTTCGGGCAAATCGCATGTCGTCTAGTGAGCCACGGTACAGAACACGGTCTGCGACATCTTCAAGCGCCACTCGGCGATCTGCCGTTCCACGCTTGTTGTTCAGTAGGTCGCTGATGACAGAATGGTTCTCATACTGGTCAGCGTAGCGAGCACGAAGACCACGTGCCTTCTGGTAGAGTTCACCACCAGCACCTTCAGTTGAGGCATCGATGGCTCGCTTGAGGTCACCAGCAAACTTGATGTTGGTGGCGTCAGACCCAGTAGTTTTGTTCACAAACTTGCGGAGTTGCTCAGTGTTGCCCAGAGTCATGTCCTGAGCAACCAGCTTACCATTAGCATCTTCAACAGCACCACCCAACCGGATGAGCTCCTTCTTGGCGGCACCAAGCACAGGAGCAGTTGATTCTGCCGAGACAGACTCGTTGAGAGCATCAACAATTACCTGCGTTGATACTGGTTGGGCTGTCTCACCAGCTTTCTCGGCCTCCTTGTAGGCGGTGCGGATCTCAACTTTGTCGCGTGCCGCCTTTGATCGAATAGCCTTGTCTACGGCAATACCAGTGGCACGGCTGTCTGGAGCCTCAGCCCCTGTCTCATCGATCCAAGAGTCGAACGACTGGCGTACAGCCTTGTTCTGTTGCTCCATGCGTTCACGGATCGGAGCACCAAGCTCAGGGTTCTTGGCTGCTTCCTGCTCGAAGCGTTGTTGCGCAAAGTCACGTGTGGCCTGACCCTTGGTCAACTCAACAGGCACAGGCAGTTCGGATGCTGCAACTTGACGCATAGTGGCCACATCTGTTCCTGCAGCACCACCTGATGCCATGGTTCCAGGAGTTGGTCGTGGAGTAGCATCACGCATGCCAACTGCTTCCATGGCTCGGCCTGGCATGTTCTTGACAGATTGGACTACGTCCATGGTGGCAGACTTTGCTACCTCTGCCGCTCGTCCAGCACCAGCAATAACAGGAACTGCTGCAGAGCGCGCCGCTGATTGGATGGCTGGGGTAGCATTACGGATTGCAGTACCGGCCATCCCTAGCTCAGCTGTAAGAGGCATAGTTGGGGCCATTTGCTGCATGACGTCTCCGACGTTCTGGGCGTACTGCTGTCCAGTCTCAGTGCGTGGTGTGAATGTAAGATCTTGCGCGTGTGAAGCAGCTGACTGCTCAACCAGTTTGGCAGCTTCAGGAGTACCAAAGGTTCCATCAAGAACGCTGCTAGCAATTTGCTTTCCTGTCCCGTAAATCATACCGGCAGTTCCACCAACCATCCCAGTGCCTGTTGTCAATGCCGCTTCACCGGCACCGATCAATTTGTCTCCAATGCCAGGAGCCGGGTGTTGCTGGTTGTACAGGTCTTGCTGCTGGAGTTGTTGGGCAGTCACGTGCTCAGTTGGAGGAACCCAACCATCACCACCTGGGATCATGTCAGAGCCACCAGCCGGGATCTTGACCACACCAGCCTTGATGTCGTTCTCAAGGTCGGTCTTCTCCTGCTCACTGAGTTTGCCATTACGGTAGGCATCACTGATGGCAGCTGGCAGCATCATCGGCTCAGGTTTACCTGCTGGTGATGTCTGAGTTTGGCCATTGAGGACTGAGCCACGTGGAAGCATGACAAGGCCCCCTTTGACGTCAGCCTCAAACTGAGAGGACTCATCAGAAGACATTTTGCCAGACTTGTAGGCGTCAAAGACTTGTTCAACACCGTTTGTACTTGGTTGTCCAACGGCCTCTTTAGCACGTTGAAATGTACTGCCACCGGCAGGAGCACCTTGCTGAATGGCCTGTTGGTCACCGATAACACGAGCCACGTAGGACCGAGTGCGAGGACCCCAGTTGGCCTTGTCTGTGCCGCCGTGGTACTCGGACACCGCGGCAACAACGTCGCCCTTATTGCGGGTCAGCGAGTCCTTGAGAAGCAGACCTGCCACTTCAGCAGCGTTCTCTGGGCTCAGGTATGGGTCAATGCCGTACTTGTCAACTGCCGCCTTGCGGGTTGCTGGGATGATCTGAAACGGTGTCTTGGCACCAGCTTCAGACACCTGGTCAGCATTGGACCGCTCGCCTTTAGTCACAATGGCTGCAAGCAGACCATCAGGCAGTCCAAGCTTGGCTCCTGTCTGCGTGGCAAGGTCCGTCCAGTATGGATCCTTGAAGCTGTTGGGAGTGCCTGCCATTACTGAGCTCCTTGTGGTTGCGCCCAGCGCATGTAGCTCCGGCTTTGGACTTGTTGTTGAGCTGCTTGAGTCTGCTTCTGTTCAACCTTGCTGGCCATATACTGGCGGGCGAAGTCAGTAAAGGTGGATCCTGTAGGCACGTTTACGCCATCAACATTGATGTCTGTCTTTGGCTTGCCAAGGTGGCCAACGGCATTCACCCACTCAGCTTTGGCGTTGTCAGAGACTGCCGTGTATTGGTTGAGCTTGGCCATACCACGCAAGAATGACGCCATGGTCTTGGCATCTGCCGTCTCAGATGGGAAACCGCTCATGGCCATTGCGACGTCCTTGTCAGATGCCGGACCAGGCGGCAACATTTTCATGGCCTGACTGTTACGGATGCGCGTGTACTCATTCCGCATTTGGGTCATGGAGTCTTGGTTACCAGTGGCCTTTTTCATCCATTCGGACGCAGTGCTAAGTGCGCCGTACCCGCCGCCTTCTTTCTCAAGGCGACTAGCCAAGTCAGTGATTTGACCTGCAGATTGGTCAGCGGCAACGGATGACACAGTTGAGTCATTGATGATCTTTTTTGCGTCTCCGTCAAGGTTAAACGCAGGGTTGCCCTTCATGTTGAGCTCATACAACTTCAACTCGGTCTCAGTCTGCAACTTATCACGGTCCAGGCCAAGGCGACCAGCACGCTCACCAACCTGACTGTCAAGGTTGCGGATCTCAGCACCCTTGTAGACGTTCTCAAGAGCCAGGCGTTGTGGTGTGTTGTTGGCCTCATACTTCGCTTTGACTGCGCCAGCTTCACCAGCAGCAACTTCTCCTGGGAGTTTAGACAGTGTCGAGAAGGTTGACGAGAACTTCTCAGGGCCAAGGACTGAAGCCAACATCAAGCCGGCAGACGTCTTGGCAGTCTCTGGACTCATGGTGATAAGCTGTGATAGTGTGTCAGAAGCCTTGGCCTCGTCTTCCTTACCGGAATTCCGAAGCGCCAGCGCCTGATCTGCCAGTAACTTGCTGGCGATCTCAGGTTTCCCAGCACTTAGTGCTGCGTAGACCTGAGATGTGTGGTTCAACTTTGCCTGCTGTTGGTCTGTGTTGAGCATGCTCCAAGTGTTCTTGAAGTGCTCAGCTAGAGATGGGTATTTTGTTGTGATGGAGGCAAAATCATGTGCAGATGGGTTGGGGTTCTGGGACAGTTTTGCCAAGTCTCCCTGCATTTGCTGATGCTGGGCAAGTGCGTCCTGCTTCTGCTGGAGTTCTTGCTGCCTTGCTGCCGATTGGTCCATGGCGTTGCTGACATCAAGACCTGCTTGGATACCTTGCAGAGCACCATCAAAGGGTTTCTGCACGTCGAGCATGTAGTTCATCGGTTGCATATCAGAATTTCCCCATGAGTTTCATTGTGCCAAGCATCGCGCCTGTGTTACCAATGCCACTCCACATGTTGGCTTGACCTTGGCCTGCAGCAAGAGCTGCTCCAGCGTTGGCTGCACCAGTTTGTTGTAATGCATTGACAATTTGGTTGGAGGAGTTCTGGCCAGCATTGCCAACACCTGCGGCAGCATTCTGGCCAACGCTCGTAAGGCCACCCAAATTGCTATATTGTTGTTGGATCAACTGGCTCAGCAGTTGAGGCCTGAACTGTGCAAGTGACGCCTGAAGATTTCCGCCGCGAAGACCTCCGGTGGCGGAAGCATTCTGAAGCATAGCATTCTCGCCTTGCTGAGTCATTGCTTGCATCTGAGGTCCATTGGCTATGGCATCTTGTGCGGTAGTCTGGGCCGTGGTACCATTTAAGCCGACCAAATCTTGCTGGCCTGCCAGCGCGCTGGTACCTGCGGTTGTGTAGGGCTTCAGGAGTTCCTGAATGGAATTAAATTGTCGTTGTGATTCAGCGATGGACGCACCACTTGCCGCAGTCTGAGCACCGGCGGCTGTCGACGCCGCACCAGACTGAGCATTGCTAGACATCACTCCGCCGACAACGGCGCTTCCTATTACTGCAGCTGCGACCATGTCATTCTCCTAGCCATTTTGAATAATAAACTTCGACCTTGGTTGCGCCAATACGTTCGAACAAGGCTGATGCATCAGCGTGGATCTTCGACCCCATGAACCACCGTTGAACACCGCGGCGTCGCAGCTCCTGTTCAACAAATCGAAACAGGCGAACACCGGCAGAACCAGTGCGCTTGTCCTTGCGGACGTAGAAAATGTCCATGGTGCAAGTTAAGCACGTCTTGTAGTGGAGTCCCGGGGCGATGAACCCGATGAAGTACCCGACGAGTTCTCCAGCATCACGCAGCACAACAAAGAGTAGCTCACCTCGCCGCTCACGCTCGAAATAGATTTCAAATTGTGGGCTGAGCGGAACCTTCTCTTGGTTCAGGGCGAGTTCTTCGTAGTGTGATTGGAGCAACTCATCAAGGTGCGGAATGGTGTCAGCAAATGACTCAACATGCGCCGTGATCATTTGACCACCTTGCTGGTGCGGATGTCAATGACCATGTGGATGCGATCATCGGCACTGTTGTTTATGACTTCGTGTTCGACGCTGTTGTCAAACCACCACGCGCTTCCGGTGCTCATGTAGACTTGTTCATCACCAGCTCTGAAAATCACGCCAGGGTTTGAGTTCAGGACAATGTGGAACCGGTCATAGTAATCGGCGTGGGCTGGTGTGTCAGCATGTGGGTAGATGCGGCCACCGGGTTTGATCTTGTTGATGATGACACGGCCAAGGCGCTCGCCTTGCGTGAAAGCAACGAGCCCAAATATCATTGGGCGGGCTTCTGGTAAACTTGCAAAGATTGGCTGATCAACGCACTCGTGCTGGTCAAATGTGGCAAGGTGGTTTCGCAGTGCCTCTTCTGTCTCATGGACTGAGCGAGGTGGGAACCGTAGGATGATTGACTCACAGTCGCCAAAAGGGCCTTGTGGGTAATCACGAAGATACGTATCATCTTTCCAAATGGAAGATGCTTTGTCAAGTCTGTGGATTGCCAGCATCAAACTAGAAACGTCGATGCTATTACTTAGGTGCATAAAATTGCGCATACCAACTCCTTCTTCAGGGTATGAGCTGCTGGCTGCTCTGAAGGCTCAGCTACTGTGGTTAGACCATAGATGGATGGATCATATCACAGTAGGTTGGCTTAAGTAAACATGTGGTTATGTTATTTCACGCCCTGAGGCTCTGATCGTCAACGCTGTGGCAGAGCCAGCCAATGTGGAAATAAAGCCACCAGATTCAACCGTGTGGCCCACAACTTCAGGGCACGTGTAGGTCTCACCGGCCGCAATGTTCTTGGCACTAATGATGGTGTTAGAAGCGCCGGCTGCACCACCTGATGCCACAAGATTCAGTGTGAATGGAACAGGTGATCCAGTGGTGTTTGTCACCGTGAATTTGTCCACAATGGTTTTGCAGTTGTTGGCTGTGTACTGCGCCGTTGCTGCGCTCTCAGCTTGTTTTGCTGGGATGAGATTCTTGATAGTGGTTGTCATGGTGTCCTTACCAGGTTGGGATTTGTCTTGTGGTGCCGTTATCGTCAATGGACACCCACTTTGTTGGGTTACCCACGACGGGGGAGTTTGTCAATGTGGCCACTGAGCCAGCCGAACCATTGGCCAAGGTTGCAGATGACCTCAGCAGCACGCTCTGGTTGTTGACCAGTTTTGCCGCAACCGTGCCTCCAGTGATGTCAACGTTGTCGCGCTGTTGCTGCCCAAGAGTACCGATCTGAACTGGTGGTTGCAAGTCGTCAGTGACCTCAAGAGTCCTTTGAGCAACGGGGGCAGTGGTCAATAGTTCAAGTGAGTCAGCAATGCGGTTCAAGGTATCGAGGCACTGAGTTGCACGATCATCTGCCGCCGCTGCTGCAGCTGACACATCGTTGATAGCTACAAGGATGGTTTGGATGTCAGTTGGCAGCAGGTCAGAGACTTGCTTCAGCAGTTGTTCAAATGCACGAATGGCCCGCTGGTTTGGCAGAAACTCAGCGAGCTGAGTTCGTGTGAGGTTGAGTGGACTATTAGACATTTAAGCCCTCGATCTTGGCTTCAAGTCGTGCCACTGACAAATGGGCGTCACTGTTACCGCGGAACTTTTGGCAACGCCAGTGCCTCATGTGGCCTTGCTGCATCCAGGTGATGCGCTTGAGGCGCTCGCCTTGCTTACCTGCAGACCTCGGTCTTTCCATGCTCCATGTCTGCCCATCGACTGTGTATGACGTCCAAATGGTTGTCTCAACTCCAGCTGCTACGTTTCCAGTCAAGCATACCAACTCAAGCTCGTGGAACAAAGCTCCATTGCCTTCATTGTACATGATGACAGTGCCGAAGTCCCAACCATTGGTGACCCCATAATGCGACGACACAAGGTTGTTGAAGTACCCGTGCTTGGATGTAGTTGGGTCACCACACAACCATTTGTCGTAGCACCAGACAAAGTTTCGTGCACGGTATTGGCCGAGGCCAACCAGACTAGAAGTGAGGATAAACCAAACTGGCTCTTGTACAACTTGTGAACCAACACCGTCATAGACCAACGTCTGATCTGGCAGATGGATGTACAAGAGTTGATGGTTGTTTGTGACACGGGCCTCCATAATAGAGGCTGCCAACTGGGCTTCTGTGTAGCCAAGCAAAATCTGGTCGATCTCGCGGGTTGAAAGCTTTTGAGTTGAACCACTGCTTCCGATCCAAACACCTGGGGCCTCGTTTCGTCCGCTGCCCAAGAATGCTATCATCTCCATAAACATGGCAGCACAATACGTGCCAATCACACCGCGTTGCATCTGAGCGCCATCAATGCGTTGGAATGGAAAGAACGACCCACCAACGTTTTGGAAGGTCTCAATGGTGTAGCGGTTCAGAGCATAGACTTCGTTCCTCAGCTTGATCAAACCTTTGATGGGATCTGGGTCAGCTTCGGAGCTTCCGTACTTAAGCGGGTTGACAGAGAGTGGGTCATTCAACTCAGTGACAATCAGGTACTTGCCATCAGTTGTCATGAAGTAGCCGTCAACCCAAAGAAAGTCAACGACTGTCTTAAGGTCTGGGTCGGTGACCTGAACCAGGGTTGTCCCGTTCCAGTAGTACAGGTTGCCACCAGACGCAACGCCCAAGCGGTCAAACGAGTAGTCGAATGTCACCTCACCAGTGCCACCAACATCGCCAAGTGTAGTCACCACGCCACTCGAGCTAATGCTGACAAGCTTCGTACCCATGACTCGGTAGCAGACGTCATTCCAATTCACTCCACCGCGATCAGTGCCTGGCCCTGAACCAAACTCAATGATCCCGTCAGCTGGACGGAGGTACCCTTGGGAGATACCCTGTTGCTTTGGTACTGGCACCATGTTGCGCGGGTAGGACGTCCGAAAGTCGGACACCCCATCCGTGTAGATGCCGTTAAGGATGGGGATTTGCATGATTAGCAGCCGCCTTCGCCAGGTTGGAAGTGCAGAATAGTTGTGACTGAATCAGCGAGGAAGGCTATGGTATCGTGATCAATAGGTTTCTCAATAACGAGAACTGATCCGGCAGCGCCAGCAACTGCAATCGGTGTCTCAGTGTTTGCACACACACGAGTCTCGTCTGAAGCTTTGTAGGTCACAAAGTACCCGACGACTGCACCTTGGTTGATGACGCGAATTGAGTGACTACCACCACCAATGGTGATGGCCTGTGACGTGATGGTGGCAGTCACTTTTTGGTTCTTACCACGTGCCGGGTTGAATGGTGTATCTGATGACATATTACTCTCCTAAAGTGGTTAATAATTATCCGACGCGGTACCAGGTCTTCATGGTGGCATCGAACCGAAGGCGGAAGAACGAGTTTGAAGCCATGGTGCTTGGTGCTCCAAACACAGCTGCCGCTCCATTGCCGTCCACAGTCAGCGCAGTGACGCCGTTGGTGTAGTTCACTAGAACTTCCTGGCGGTCGACACAGTTGGCCACAGCCGGCAGGCGAACCGTGCCAGCTGCGAAGACGCTTAAAGGTGTTGTGATTACCCAAACACTGCTTGGACCGTCAGTCACTTGCAACACTTGGCCATCGGTCACTGGAGCCGCGTACTGGGTAATCTTATCATCGGCTACAGTGATTGTGGACTTCACGTAATTTGCGATGGCTGTCATTGATGCTTTGCGTGCATCACCATTCACCTGAGAGTAGACTGGGACTAAGTCACTGGATGAGAGCAAATTGATAGCGGTAAGCTGGTTGATTGTTGGCACGTCATTCTCCTACTCAAAGTTAAGTGTATTGTCGTCGCCAGCTTGTATGGGGTCCTCTGGTGTCTTTACAAACTGGTTACTATTAAAGCTCCTCCAAGGTTTTGTTCCCGCACCACGAGCTAATGTGTTTGGGAATTGGCGTTCAGGCGTTGGAGAAGACGTTTGGTTGAGCAAATTGCTGTAGGCGGCGTCGCCAACCACCTTGGTGTCTGGTGATAGTGTCTTGCCAAACCCAGGGGCCAAGCGTGCCGCAAGGTTTATGTAGATCGCCTCATTGGCAACATCTGGTGCATTGGTATCAGTATCCAAGTCTGAGCCATCTGGCGTTGACGGCATAGGCCAACCGATACGAATACCATTGGCGTTCCACCCGGCCATCATGGCATCAAGACGACGAAGCGCGCTCTGCAACTGCTCAGGTGTCAAGTCGAAGACGTAGGCTGCCAGGCCGATCTCCTCAAAGGCTTGCTCTACAAATTGACGCTTCGTCCATCCCATGATCAATTCTCCAATGTTGCCGTAATCAGGTCACCGAGCTTTTTGTCGGACATCTTATCGTTAAACTTAATGCCCAACTCACCTGCCTTCTGTTCTAATTCTGCGCGTGTGGCTGGCAGTGAATTATTAGTTTCAGCGTCCTTTGCGTCCTTTGCGTCCTTTGCGTCCTTTGCCTCTGGTGTAGTCTTAAACCAGCCACCAGCCAAGGCTGCGTCGATGGCACCTTCTTCATCTGCATCAACTATGACGTAGTCGAAGTGTCCGCCATGGATCTCGTGAGGTCCTGGGGCCTTGTAGAGCATTGTTGCGTTCTTCATTTCAATCTCCTGATTCTATGGTTGTAACCCCGGAGGCCTAACCTCCGGGGTTATTAGTGGTTAAACCTGGCTGAACAAAATGATGCCGCTCATCTCAGGTTGCTTGTTCACAACACCAAAAAGAGTGTCCAAGCGGTACTTGGTTTTCATTGTGTTGATGTCGTAGAACTTCTGCATGACCAACTCGATACCTTGATCGGTGCTGGCGCGCATCACTGCGGTACCTGCATCTTCCGGCACTGCGTAGCGGCCAGGCAGGATTTCCAAAGCATCCTTTTGCCAGAACGGGTTGATGTTGGCAGCCACTGTGTTGAGGAATGTAAGTGCTGCACCGTTGGCAGGAGTTGCAGTGACGTTCTGGTACTCAAGTTCTGCGTCCGTTGTACCACCACCCGAGATGATCGGAGGAGTGATCTGGATGGTACCAGCGCCACCAGCACCAGTGACGATGGCGCTGACACGGAAGGTCTTCAGTTGGCCAGTGTCCTGCTTGGTGATGTGGTGCACAGCATTAACGCCAGCAATCGTGAAGGCATCACCGACCTTGACCGTGCCGGACACAACACCGATGGTGATGGTCTGGAAGCGGTTGTCAACGTTGGAGACTTCACCCGTGCTGGCCGTGCTGATGGACTTCGGAGTGTAGTACTGGTTGGCGCCATTCAGAGTCACGGTCACACCAAGCGCAGCGGTCAGACGGTTGGCGTAGTCCAGCTTGAAGGTCTCAAAGCCAGCCACGTTACCCACAAAAGACTTCTCGTAGGCGGTCACAGGCTTGCCCTGCATCGTGCCACGGCCTGCCAAGTTGCTGGCCATGTTGTTGTAGTCGCGGCTGGAGAATGCGGCGTAACGGTCGAAGGCTTGGACACCCTGCTCGTTCATGACTGCGTCCATCAGAGCGACGTCGTCGTAGCCAGTGGCAGCAGTGGTACGCTTCACGACCAGTGAACCTTGGTTGGACGCGACGTTCATGATGGCGACGTTGATGTCGGAAGCCAGTTTCTGCTTTGCAGCATCGCCCAAACGGTTTTCTTGCAGTGAGTCACGCAGTTCCTTAGCGGTCAGTGTCCAAGGCACAGACTTGCTGAAGCCAAGAGTAGCCGGGACGGCGAGTTGAGCGTAGTCTTTGAAGTTGGTAGTCATATCAGTACCACTAAACGACTGTGCAACGTATGGTTGTGGGCGCCAGATAGTATCCGCAGCGCGTTCCATCTCGGTGCCGTTGGTTGGGTACACAGCCACATTGCGGCTCAGGACGAGGGCGTCTTGGAAACCCTCAAGGATGTTTTCGAACGCGATGCGTTCTTCCTTGTTGAACGTGTTAACACACAAGATCATACCTGAGCGGACCATGTGAGAAAAGAGGGCTTTGTGCAGCACATCGCCCACGAAGATAATTATTGCCAATAAGCGTTTCATTTGTAAGTCTCCTAATTGTTGATGAGTTTGGTTTATGACTGACGCTTCAACCGTTTGTACGCGATGACCTTGGTATGGTCACCGGTCTTTTCGGCGTCGGCGCGTAGCCGTTCGAGTTGAGAGTCCACCGTACCCGAGACGGATCCGGTTCCACGCACTGTACGTTCTGGTGCAGGTGCTGCCTTGCGGTTAGTTACTTTCAATTGAGTCTCCAGTTTTGCTACCGCAAAGGCGTACTTCACGGGGTCAGTAATTGAAGCAAGCTCTTTCGCTTTCTTCGGGTTCTTGCCAAGTGCATAGACCAACAATGCTGGGTTTTCAGCACCTTGCAGCATGATACCTTGTTGTGTGGCGGAAAATGTTTCCTGCACAACGCCTTCGGCATCATCAAAGTCCTTGACCTTCAGTTCGGTTTTGGCCTTACCATAGGACGACAACTTTGCTTGCCAAGCTTCATTTGTAGACTTGGCTTCGGCTTCCGCCTTGGCTGCCTGTTCATCGACTTGGCGCTTCTGCTTGTACCAGTTCTCCAACGCTTGCTCGTACTTGTCAGCGTCGTAGTCGTGGTCTTCGAGTTTAGGCTTAGTGCCCAGGGTGACGGCAGGCTTGGTCTCTGCAGTACCGGTTTTCAGCTTCTCTTCCAACTCACGGATGCGGCGCTTATCTTCACGATTGGTCTTGCGCAGTTCACGAACCCATTCAGGCGCGTTCGCGTGTTCATCTTCGGCGGGCGGCGCTTCCTCACCAATGGTCACAACAACGTCAGATTCAGAATGCTCTCCGTTGCCTTGACCTTCACCTTCAGCAACTTGGCCTGTGGCCTCGTCGTTGGCAGTGCCAGTCTCGACTTCCAGGTTCATACCTTTATCTTCAGCTGCTTGACCTTCTACCTTTATCTTCATTTCTATGACCCCATTCAAACTCACCCGATAAGGAGGCCGGGTGGATACCTCGTTCACTGTGCGCTTGGTTGAGGTGGTGGCGTCTCACCACTGGGCATCGCCTCACCAAGAGCTTGTACTAAGTCCAGCAAATGTTGCCGCTGTCCAATGTCAATGTTTGCCAACGTCTCAGCCGTCTTGGCTTTCGACTCCTGGGCTTTGGCCACAGTCAGTACGGTATCTGCACGCGCTTTGACTGCTTGAGCCTGGGCCTGATCAGCCGACGCCTTGAGGAACTCTGAATTGGGATCAGGTGGAGTGTTCTGGATCTCGACCTGGAGTTCTTTCATCTCCTCATCCGTTGGTTTTACAACGCCCATTTTAATCAGTTTATGGCGGAAATAGTCACGAACTTCACTAATTCCTTCGCCTTCCATGTTCATCATGGCCATGGCGCCGAGGACCTGAAGGGTCTCTGGGTCTTGTGTGATCTGCATCATGCCAGTCAGGGACCGCACAGTGCTTTGCTTCTTGCTAGCAGAAGATGGACCAACGTCCACAGATACATCGAAGTCGGCACTACCTAGGTCATTCTCATGCTCAATCTCATCTGTCTCTTGGTTAACCATCGGACGCAGCAACTCGATACCCTCGACCTCACCAGAGGCTCCTACGCCCTTCATCTTGCGGCCTTCATCAACTAATATGTCCTTAGCCATGGAGAGCCAGATTTCACCAGAGCGGCGGATGGCCTTGCTCATGTTGCTGACGTAAATGAACGTCTGCATGTCGAGCTTGCCTTGGATCAACTCCACAGCCTTGCCGCTGATATTGGGCTGGAACTGTTCACCTGCTTGCTGGTTGCCCAAGACGTCTTGCATGTCCTGCTCAGTGATCTGAAGCAGAGCAGCCATGGCAGGTGGAATTTCAGGTGCCTTGGTGTAGGCCACAGGACCCACAGCAGTCACGTTGCCATTGCCATCAGTCAGTGGGTTGACCAGCAAGTATGGGTAGTTCTTGATGTTATCCTCAGCCCACATGATCTGGTGGGACGCGATCTGTTCAGGCGTGAAGATGGGCTTCTCAACCGAGCTCATGGCGCTAATCTCGCCGAGCTTCGATAGCTGCATGTTCTTCAAGCGCTGAGCATCCTTAGCCAGACGGACATGGCCCATGCAGCGTTCAATGTTGTCCACAAACCAGCGCTTACCGTACATGGGAACAATCGGGATGTGCTTGCCAGCGATGAAGCCGCAGTCTTCAAGTACACCTTTGCCGCTCATGATGTACTTGTGGATCTTGCGGCGCTTGACACGCTTCTGGCGAGAAAGCTTGAAGCCAGTGGCCGCCAAAGTCTCTTCCAATGTGTCGTCGTTGTCGAGCTCAGTCTGATTGACCTTGCGCTCAGTGCCATCGAGGCCGCGGTAGAAGTAGATAGTCTCCTTGGCTTCTTCGACATGGTAGTACTCGGCCACGTAGACGACATCGGGCGTTAACCAATCGAACTGGCGTTGGTACACGACCTTCGGCCACGTGGCTGGGTCGTCATTCCACTCGTCGCGGAAGGCCTCATGAGTCATGGATGTCAGCACAAAGCAGGACTTGGCGTCGGACTTGTCTTGACGTTTGGCGTTCAGGTCAAAAAACACAGACGAGTCCGCATCGAAGATCGGCTCAAAGCGGATCCGCTGGTACTCGTTGTCCTCGTCTTCTTCATCCTCGTACTCAGCACGCAGACGCCAAGCACCAAAGCCACCACCGACCGCTTCCTCAAAGGCGTTGTCATAGGCTTCTTCAGCGCAGCTGTCTTGCTCATCGGCACGGTACAAAGACGAGCAGGCCTCGGCCAGTTGGTCGTTGTCCTTACCTTCCTTGTTGACGAACTCCACAGTGATGCGGTTGTTGCGGTACTCATTAAAGATGCGGATCACGGCCAGATGGACCTTGTTCACCTCAAAGCGTGGCTTGTTCTCGAACTGGGTACCAAGCGGACCTTCCCACTGGGCTCCGGCAATGGAGTAGAAGCGACGATCCTGCAGGCATTGCAGGCGCTCGTCTTTAAGTGACGATTGGATCTTGCCGAACTCACGCACGGCCTCTTCATGGATGGCGTTGAGGCGCTCTTCTTTGGTTTGGCGTGCCATGTGCTAGTTCCTTGAATTGAAATGGTTGATGGAAGCGACGGGCTTGGCATCGACGTTCGGGCGGTCAGGACGCAGTGGCCACTCATGGTCAACACAATAGCCGATGGCCGTGGTGATGTGCTGATAGTCGCTGTCTTCTTCAAGGAAGGTGCTACCCTTCTTGATCTGAACCGTGGCCAGACCCTTGTGGGCATACTTCGCTTTGTCGATGTTCACAAACAGACTGGTCTCGCCCTTGGCATTCCTGATCTTGGCGCGCACAGAGTTCTGACGGTCCTTGATGGCAGGAGCAGCAGGCTTGACACGACGCTCGACCTGCCAGTTGTTGGCGCGCAGCACCTGTTCCATCTCGGTGTAGTCAGAGGCATGGCCATGCTTCTCACCGGCGCGTCCTGCAGGGTCACCGTAGATGACGACCTTGCGGTTGGCGTGGTTCTTATACTTCTCAACGAACTCAATAGCCGACTGGCGCGACGTTGCGCTGGTCAGGATGATCTCGTCAAGGATGTAGAAGTCATTGCCACGACGTACACCGATGCCTGAGCTCATGGGCGTGAAGTTGAAGTCATGATGCCACATGATCTGCTCATGGCTCTTGATGACTTCCTTCGTGTGGTTCCAAGGACCGTAGTCCTCATACACTCGGCCCGATGCAGTCTCAAAGCTGGCCTCATACTCCTGGCGGTACTGACGGGGCGACATGCGGCGCTTGGCGGCTTCAATCACGTCAGGTGGAAGGATGTCTGCTGACTTCCAAGTGTACAGCTTCCAATCAGCATCGCCGCTGGTCCGAGCGTACTCAGCCATCTCGTAGTAGTGGTTCAAGCCGTCAGGAACACCGATCAACCAGCACCATGGACGGTAGCCTGGCTTCAGTGGGTTGAACGTGTCAAGGGCAGGGCTGATGTTCTCCTGCCATGCACCTTCACGCACGTCTGCGATCTCATCGATAACGCCGCCGATCCAGAGCACACCCTCCATACGTTGAGGTTGGTCAAGACCGACAAGGCTGATGGTGCTGCCATTAGGTAGACGGATCTGGAGTTCAGACTCACTGACTGAGCGGTCACCGAGCACAGAGGTAAAGGCGAGGCGCTTGAGGTCAGACCAGTAGATCCTCTTGACTTGGTCTCGAGTGGGAGCAGCAACGAAGTAAGGACCTGGTTCACGCATGGCCTCACGTACAACGAAGCGCTTGGCTCTCTCAGTCTTGCCAGACCGACGACCTGCTGGTACCACCTTAAACCGCACCTTGTCATTGACTAAGTCGGTTTGAACAGAGTGCTCAGTGAGTGGATACCAGCGCTCCATGTCCTTTTGGTGGGAGAGGTCTATCATACTGGTAGCTTCTCCGCAATGGCCTTCAATGTGTCAGACACCACGTCAGAGTTCCCAGTGATTGAGACGGTTTGCACAGCAAGTCGCGGTGCGTAGTAGGGGGAAGATGCTTTTGCTGCATCAATGCGTGTGGGGAAGTCAGCGTAGATTTCTTCTTCCACAAGATCGCGGCTCTTCTCATTGCCCTTGGCGTCATACTTGACGACCCAGCGCTTGTGCTTGATGCCTTCGCCGCGGCTAACTAATAGCAACCACTCGTGTGGGAGCAGTCCTGTTTCAGCGGCAGCCTGTTTTGCCTTGGCTGTGACCTTGGCCACCGCGCCTTTTGGCCGGCCTGATCCAGGTTGAGCTCCACCACGCGCCATGTTTCCATCTCCACATTTGGTTAAAAGATAATAAATCTCCAATGGGCCGGATCATATCTTGTTCCACGGGATCCGTAAACCGCTCTACCACGTGTGGAGAACTTCGTACACCCACCTTTATGGCGCTACACAACTACGGAGCCACGGCCTGTGTAGCGGCAATGTGTAGCGACCTAAGTTGTTGGTTTATAAGACTTTCTACAGATACTACTCCTCTTTTATATATTTTAATAAAAGAAGAAGAAGAAGAAGAATAGATAATAGAGAGGATAGAGAATAGAGAATAGCGTAGTTCCGCATAATCTGTAGCGGGAACTAAGATCTGTAGTGGGAGTAGCAAAGCCACCTAAGTGCCTGATCCGTAACGGCTTTCTGCACCTTATGCAGCCCATTTCCTACGCCGCGTAATCCACTGTTTACAGATTACTGCAGCCGAGCTAAAATCCTTCTTGTCTGCTTGGTCGTGTCGCGTCTCCTCCGGTTGCTCCACAACCATGGTCCGCGTCTGTCGCCCTCAGCAAGTGATATGGCCAAGCAGACACCTTTTTCGTGTGGCTGAGCGCATGGTTGGCAGATGCTGAGGCTGCTCATGACAGATAATAAGGACCTGAAGACCAATGGCAACGACAAGAAAGAAAGCAGCCCCGGCTGCTGATCATAAGGCAACTGCACTAGTAGAAGCAAAGCTCAAAGGAAGTGGACTCACTCTCGAAGATGCAAAGCTCTTGAAAATGACGGCACTCGGTGCCCAGCAGACAGCTCAACATCATCAAGCATTTAAGCAGCTCTGCAGCTTAAAGATCGAGTACCTCGATCCTGCAGGGTTTCCAATCTCAGACTGGCCAGGCTCCAAGCCGTTTTACCGGCTCAGGTATCTTGAGACGCCAACAGACTTCTCAGCACTGACCGACAAGAAGCCAGTCCGCTACGTACAAGAACCTAACACCGCACCAGTCGCTTACTATCCTGGCAACCAAGACTGGCCAGCCATTCTCAGTGACCCAGACCAGCCTATCATCCTTACTGAAGGCGAGCTCAAAGCCGCCAAAGCCTGCAAGGAAGGCTTCCCCACCATCGGGCTGGGTGGAGTGTACAACTGGCGCAGTCACCGCCTCGGCATCACATGGCTTCCCAGTCTGGACTCAGTCATTTGGTTGAAGCGCAACGTCTACATCTGCTTCGATAGCGACTACAAAACCAACCCAATGGTGTGCTCAGCACTCCGTGAGCTTGGTGAAGAGCTTCATCGCCGCGGTTGCTTTGTCCATCTCGTCAGTCTGCCTCAACTGCCCGGCCTTGCGAAGGTGGGTCTTGACGACTTCCTTGTCCATGCAGGACCATCAGCCGTTTCGATGTTTCGTGGCTTACTCACTGAAGCCGAGCCCCTAGGCTTGACCGCACCACTTTGGGGACTCAATGAGAAGTATGTCTACGTTCAAGACCCTGGTCTCATTGTCGACCAAGACACTCGGTTCAAGGCATCACCATCAGCGTTCAAAGAGCATCTACAGGCACCTCTGAATTACCACGAGCGTAGTCTCAAACAAGACGGCTCAGTCTCCTTCAAGGCGGTCTCAGCAGCAGCTGCATGGCTCAAGTGGCCGCTCCGCACAGAGGTCACGAAGATCACGTACAAGCCAGGGGATGGCCGGTTCATTGCAGAACCTCGCCCAATGTTCAACATCTGGCCAGGCTGGGGTGTTGAGCCTGTTGAGGACGACGTCACTCCATTCCTTGAACTGGTTGCTCACATCTTCAGTGGCTCAGAGCCAGAGGCTATGG